ATCGTTGTGTGTGGTCAGAGTGGAGTGGGTAAAACCACTCTTGCTCGGACTTTAGATGCAGACACTACATTGTTCATGGACTTAGAGGCGGGTGATGCGGCTATCGAAGGGTGGCCCATAGATGTTATTCGTCCTAAGACATGGGCTGAATGTCGTGACTTTGCATGTTTTTTAGGTGGAGGTAATCCATCATTAACTGACGACCAAGCCTATAGCCAAGTGCATTACGATCATGTTGTGCAAGAGTATGGCGATCCTTCTGAAATGATGAAAAAGTATAATACTATATTTGTAGACAGTATAACTGTAGCAGGTAGATTGTGCTTTCAGCATTGCATGGGTCAACCCGAAAATAGAACTAGGAACGGTACAATAGATACTCGTGCTGTTTATGGTATGCAAGGTCGTGAGATGATGTCATGGCTTACACATCTACAACATATTCGTGAAAAGAATGTAATTTTTGTTGGCATTCTTGATGAAAAAGTTGATGATTATGGTCGCAAACTATTTGACTTACAAATAGAGGGTGCAAAAACTGGTCGTGAATTGCCAGGTATTGTGGACGAAGTTATCACAATGGCAGTTATGACAGGTGACGAGACAACAGGCACATACCGTGCTTTTGTATGTCAGACGTTAAATGAGTGGGGTTATCCAGCAAAAGATAGATCGGGCAAACTCGATGTATTGGAAGAGCCACACTTAGGTAAACTTCTGGCTAAAATGAGTGGCGGATCAAAGCAAGCAGATAAAGAGCTTACATTTGTTGATCCCGCTAAACAACCAACGTCTAGCAACGAAGGAGTAATTAATAATGCTTGACTTAAATAATATAACCCCAGATGAGGGTAACGACTTTTCTTTAATACCACATGGAACTATTGCTCGTGCAATACTTTACATCAAACCACAGATGGATGGAGTTACGATTCCAGACTTGGCTCAAGATGCTATCTTCAGACAGTCAGCTACGTCTTCTGCAAAATGGATTGAATGTGAGTTTACAATCATAGGCGGTCAGTTTGACAAGCGTAAGGTTTGGCATAACTTGTTCTTTGATGGTGACAAGAAGAATGCAAGTGGAGTGTCTATGTCTAAAGAGATAGGACTTAGAACTCTTAGGGGTCTTGTTGACAGTGCAAAAGGATTAAGTCCTGCTGACATGTCTCCAGAGGCTAATGCTTTGAGACAAATACCTAGTCTTGATGCAATCAACGGTATGGAATTTTGCATAAAGATTGCAGTTGAAAAAGGCACTAATGGTTATGAGGACAAGAATAAAATGCTTGCACCTATAACTATTAACCAAGAAGGTTACATTGGCGGTGGTAATGCACCAGCACCTGTGCAACCGACTGTGCAAGCTCAACCGCAAGTGCAACAGCCTCAAAGTGGTGTAACTCCATCTTGGGCTAATAAATAGGTTTCTACGAATATCTAGCGGCAAGACTGACCTTCGTCTGCTAGAACTCGTTTGGGTAGCACGAGTGCCGTAAAGCTACCCTTTCATCTAGCAGTGAAAGGTAATCCAATGAAAACATATGAAGATGTAAAAGCAATAGCAGAAAAAGAAATTGCTAGACTTGAGCAATGTATTAAAGATGTGAAAAAAAATTATACTTATGGTTTTAAATGTCCACAATGCAAAGAAACAAAGCAATTTTCAGTTTTTCTTAAAAAGGCACAATATAAAATATATTGTTCAGACAATTGCAGAGCAAATGCTTGGAGAGATAAAAAAGGACTTGGCACATATTCAAGACAAGAATTAAATAAACGAAAACAAAAAAGAAATGAAATTAAAAAAGAAATAATTAAATTAAGAAATGAAGGACTTACTTTTGCAAAAATTGGTACAAAATTTAATACTAGCAGACAAAGAGTTGAACAAATATACTCAAAGATGACGAAAAATGATTCTTAGACCGTACCAACAAGTAGCCGTTGATGATGCATCAAAAGCTCTTGATAAACACAAAAACACTATCGTTGTTGCTCCAACGGGAGCGGGTAAAACTATTATGTTGTCTGCATTAGTAGGCAAGAAATATAAAAAAGGCGATAGAGTATTAGTCATACAGCACAGAGATGAGCTTGTACGACAGAATGCACAGAAATTTTCCCGTGTTAATCCAAATATATCTACAAGTATAGTTGACGGATCAGAGAAAGATTGGTCTGGAGAAACCATATTTACTATGGTGCAGACGCTTTCAAGACCGAACAATTTGGATAACATGAAGCCTGTTGACATGGTTGTGATTGACGAAAGTCACCATGCAATAGCAGATACATATCAAAGAATTATTAACAGGGTCAAAGAAGCGAACAATTCTGTAGAGATAGTTGGTTTTACAGCGACTCCTAATCGTGGAGATAAAAAAGGTTTAAAGACTGTATTCAATAATTGTTCGCATCAGATTGAGATAGGAACACTTATTCGTGAGGGTTTTCTTGTACCGCCTAAAACATTTGTTATTGATGTAGGTGTTACAGATGATTTGCAGAATGTTCGCAGAACTGTGTCAGACTTTGACATGGGCGAAGTTGAACGGATTATGAATAAGCGAGCTATCAACGAGAAGATAGTAGATGAATGGAAAGACAAGGCGGGAAACAGAAAGACAGTTGTGTTCTGTTCTACAGTTGTTCATGCACAAGACGTATGTGATGAGTATCGTAGATCAAATGTAAGAGCAGAACTGGTCACTGGAGAAACTCCGTCAGAAGAACGAAAGCAAATACTACATGACTTGGAACATGGAGACATACAAGTTGTTGTTAATGTAGCTGTGCTTACAGAGGGGTTTGATGCCCCACCTGTTAGTTGTATTGTTCTTACAAGACCATGTTCATACAAATCCACAATGGTACAGATGATTGGTCGTGGGTTGCGAACAATAGATCCAGAAGAACATCCAGACGTAATCAAGAAAGATTGTGTGGTTTTAGACTTTGGAACTAGTGTACTTACACACGGATCATTAGATGAAGGTGTTAATCTTGAAGGAGCTGAAGCTCAAAGAGCTGGAGAAGCTCCCGTTAAAGTTTGTCCTAGTTGTCAGTCAGAAGTGCCATTATCATCTCGTGAGTGTCCTATTTGTGGACATGAGTTTGGTGCAGAAGGCAAAGAAGCATTAGAAGACTTTGTAATGACTGAAGTTGATCTTATGGATAGATCACCGTTTAGATGGATTGACTTGTTTAACAACGGTGCTTGTATGAGTGCCAGTGGTTTTAATGGTTTTGGTTTAGTTGCACATTTAGAAGACATATCTATAGCTATTGTAAAGCGTACTGGAGGCAAGTTAAGAGTAGTTAGTGTTGGTACTAAAGAACAAGCCATAGCATCTGCTGATGACTTCCTAAGACAGATTGAAGACAGTGATGCCGCCAAGAAAGGTAAGAGGTGGTTAAATGAAGCTGTAACGCCAAAACAATCAGACATGTTGAGACGTTATGGTGTTCACATAAAGCCAATAGATTTCAGTTGGAACAAGTACAAGGCAGCTTGCTGGTTGAATTATGTTTGGAATAAAGATCAAATAGATACAAAAATTATAACAATAGGAGAAAAGGATGCAACGAAGTAAAGCACTGAAAAAAGCCGAACAATTAATAACAGGTGACAGAGCTAAAGATTATGGTGATGCTTATCAAAATCATTTGAGAATAGCTAAGATGTGGTCAGTTATATTGCAAAAACAAATAACTGTAGAACAAGTGTATCAGTGTATGATTGCAGTTAAGTTGTCCAGATTGATAGAAACTCCTAACCATGAAGATAGCTATGTAGACATAATAGGATATGGAGCTTTAGCTATGGAGGCAAAGGATGGCAAGCATTAGAGTTGATTACACTCTTTTACTTAAAAATCCTACTGTTAAGAAAAAAGGTAAAATGTTTGTTCCTATAGATTTAGACTGTAGTAAAGAAGAACTAATCGAATACATTAACGATGCCATTATGGATACTTGTGATGATTTTGATGATGTAGTGTCTTGTAAGGCTGTTGTTCATTACTTTGGAGCTGTATTTGATTTACAATTTTATATTGAGGAGGACGAAGAATGTCAGACGACCATCCATTAAAGAGATTTGCTCGGATTTGTTCGGAAATAGGCTGGGATAAAAAACTGTCTGATTTGTCAGAAGACGAAGTTGTTGGTATAATATCTAACATCCAATTGTCATCAGACATAGGATTGTTTTATGAAGGAGAATACCTTGCTCGCATCCACTTTTTACACTCGGACAAATCATGGTCAGGAGGTGGCGATGCTCCCTTCTAAAGATATAACAGAAATGATTTCATCATGTCTTGATGAAGCTATCTTAAATGAAAACAGTAAGCGTAAGAAAAGAACTTACTTAGGTGGTTCGTCTCTTGGCGAATCATGTTCCAGAAAAATACAATATAGATACATGGGTTACGAGGCTGATGAAGGTCGGGATTTTAGTGCAAATACCTTGAGAATCTTTCAGTTTGGACATGAAATAGAAGATTCTGTTGCACAATGGTTAAAAAATGCTAACTTTGATTTGCGTACAGAAGACAAAAAAGGCGAACAATTTGGTTTTTCTATCGCAGATGGGGAAATCAAAGGTCATATAGATGGTGTAATATGTGGAGGTCCTGTGGACATGGGGTATCCGTGTTTGTGGGAGAATAAGTCAGCCAATGATAAAAAGTTTAGAGAATTTATGATGAAGGGCGTAGCTAGAACTAATCCAGTTTATGCAGCCCAGATAGCTTTGTATCAAGCCTACATGAACTTAACAGAACATCCTTGTCTATTTACCGTGTTGAATAAAAACACAAGTCAAATATATTACGAACTTGTTCCATTCAATAAAAGTTTGGCACAAGAAATGAGCGATAAAGCAGTTAATATTTTAGAAGCCACAAAAGCAAACGAAGTTTTACCAAGAGTAGCGTTCTCAAAAGACTTCTTTGATTGTAAGTGGTGTGAATTTCAAGATAGATGTTGGAGTTAAAATAGGCGACATGAGACGAAGAGAAACAAACAAATGTCGCCTATTACTTCAGCCAATGAAGTAAGGATATAATAATGAGTATAATTAGACTTGGCAATAAAAATCGTGAGATGAACTCACATGAATTAGTAGAACTAATTAGTCAGAAAGTACCGCCAGAGGTACAGATAGATGAACTTAGAAACACATATCCAAACGGTGTTGTTCGTGGGGATCAATTCTCTATCGGTTCATTATCAGGAGAAGCTGGTCAATCGTTAAAGATAGATATAAATCCTAGATCACCATACTTTATGAAGGGTCAGGACTTTAACGGTGCGTCAGGTATCGGGGGTATTGTAAAGATACTAATGGAGGGTAGAGGTATGCGTTTACCTGAAATTAAAGAATTGTTCGGAAACTATCTGGACGATTCACCAAGATTTGTAAGAGATGAACAGTCTGAACCACCAATTATCAACAGGTCTTTGCGCCAGCAGATTAATTTAAACACACCATTTGATACCGAACATTTGTATTTAAATGCAGATGGGGAAATACTTTGTATGGTCAGGCGATACAACATGAGAGATGGTGCTGGTAATCCTGTAATGGACGATCACGGTAAGCCTAAGAAAGAGTTTCGTCAGTTTACTGGCACTAATCCTTATCCTAAGATGCCTGATGTTAGACCGTTA